ATGGATTCCGGCATCTTTTTAAATTCCTCTGTACGTTTTGACTGAATACATGCCATTGCCTTAACGGCTGGCGTCACCTGATCAGCAAATCCATGTGCCAGACATTCGGCACCGGACATCCAGGTCTCATCCGCCAGCATGGCAGCAATTTCATCGGTGGTTTTCCCGGTTTTCTGTGCATAAGCGGGTAACAGAACCGCCTCAACTTTATCGAGCAGGTCGGCATAGGTGCGCATGTCCTCCGCATCACCGCCCGTAAAGCCAAATGGTTTATGAATCATCATGAAGGAGTTTTCCGGCATAATGACCGGTTTTCCCACCATCGCAATGACCGACGCCATTGACGCCGCCACACCGTCGACATAAACGGTAATGGACGCACCATGTGTTTTCAGTGCATTAAAAATGGCGATGCCTTCAAAGACATCGCCACCCGGTGAATTGATATTGAGATTAATGTGGGTGATATCGCCCAGTGCATTCAGATCACTGATAAACTGCTTCGCTGTAACACCCCAGAAACCAATCTCGTCATAAATATAAATATCCGCGTCACTCTGGTGACCAGCCTGCATCCTGAACCAGGAATTATTCTTCGGACTGGTCGTCGGTGTGCTGCGGCTCCTGTCGTTTCGTTGCGGCACTGCTGCCTCCTTTATCACTGGCCGGATCGGTATCAAATACCAGATCCAGCTTGCGGTTTTCATCAATTTCGGCCTTGCGCCGACGTTTGACATCATCCGGATTACGACCACCTGCACGTACCCAGTCTGATTCTGTCGCTGCTCCACCACGAATCTGAATTTTCCAGGCCTCAGCCTCCTTAACAGGGTCAATCCACGGCATCACCGGTCCGGAATACACCGCGGTATACAGTGAAGAACGGTCAAGATCGCGGGGTAGCCTGATAACACCGGATGCCACAGCCTGTTTCAGCCAGGCACGATACATCGGGCGGGTGACGGCACCAATAAACCAGTCCTGCAGGATCAGGTAGCCATCAGTGGATTCAACCAGCTCCTGACGCTGGGCGCTGTAAGTGCCGTTATAGTTGCGCGCTGTACTGGAAAAAATTCAGACGACTGCCCGCCGCCACGGCACGCAACTGACCATTACGAAAAGTTTCAAGGTTAGGATTGGGGCGATCCGACTTCACCATTCCGATTTCTTCGCCGGGTTTCAGATCGTCGTAAATAATGCCTGGCTGAATGGTAAGCTCGCGTTCCTTATCCTTGCTGCCATTACCATCCGGTTCATAGCTCTGCCCATCGCCTTTCCGGATGTACATCCCCAGAGCAGCGGCGATCCTTGCTGCAGTCAGCTCAGAATCCTCATACTCTTTCAGGGCACTGAGGCGGATCAGCACACCGGACAACAAAGACGTCCCGCGCATCTGGTGCAGACGGCGAACAAATTTAAGATGCAGCATTCGCTCTGCATCCACTTCTTTGGTTTCCATCTGCCGTCCGGATACGGGACGGCTTTTATACACCAGATATTTTTCGGGACGCCCCCAGTCATCAACAAACACGCCCTGATTCAGCCTGTTGCTCTCATCACTGGTCATGGGAATAAAGTCTGGCTCGAGCGCCTCCAGCCAGAAATGAACACCGGCAGAAGGCGTCAGGCTGTTTATGCGCCCGGAAACCATCTGGGCAAACACCTCACCATCGCGCAGCCAGGTACGCAGCATCAGACGTTCCAGCATCGGACGGGTAAACTGCCCGGTGACTTCCGGACTGACAGACCATTCACTCCATCGGGTGCGTATCTCCGCTGCCAGATCACGGGCAATGGCCCCATTGCGTAATACCGGATGTGGCTCGACAATAATCCCGTTTTTCCCCACCACCCGTTCTTCCAGCTTGTCAAATACACCAATAACCAGATCGTGGTTGTTATCAAGGTAACGGGCCTGCTCACGTAACGACACGGCCCCGTACTGGCTTAACTGGTCGGCAGTTCGGTTTTCCCGCCGGGCTTTGTGTGTCCGCGTCGTTTTTACGGCCTCATAAGCCTGGATCACCGCACGGGAACGCAGCCTTGCCGCTTTCCATCCTGGTGAAAAAACGCCAATCACATCATCAAGAATTGCCATCAGAACCTCGCCAGCCGGTACCCGGGATGCCCCCGTCGTCGTGTAATCAGAGCCGCAAGGCGGCGCTCCCACTCCTGCCGTCCCTGCCGGATCTCAGATAAGTTTTCCATGGTCATCTGCTGACCATTAAAGGTGACGGATTTTCCGTCCAGCACCGCCATTTCAGCTTCCGTATAACGCTGAATCATGGCTTCGATATCATTCTGGTTCATAACCATCCTCCGGAAGTCAGCCAGGGGTTAACATCGTCAGTTACTGTTTTCTTCCGTTTTTGTTTTTTAACAGGCGTGGATACCGGTTCCGGTGAGGGTGACGGTTCGGTACTGTCCGGGACACTCTCCAGCCAGGTTTCCCGGCTCGCCCACCCCGGTGCATCCGGCCAGCGGATCTTTTCGTATCCATGCAGAATGACCAGAGCCTCGGCATACACCATCAGGTCAAAAGCTTCGTTGGCACCGCGACCCGGCTTACTCCATTTCCCGTCACTACTCCGCTCTTCATACGTCAGTTCGTCGTAAAACCAGCTCCCCAGCCAGTCAGGGAAATGCACATAGCCGGGACCTGGAGAGTCACGCCATAACGCGTTATTCACCCGGTCTTTCAGTGCATCCGTCTGAAGAAGCCAGAGCGGCACATCACCTGCGGCCTGCGCCCGTCGGCCCGTTCGTCCGGTGTTATCAGGGAATGTACGGGTGATCAGTTTTGCGCGCCGGATGCTGTCGCCCTTAAACAGGTAAATACGTTTACCAAGGCCATCACGACGGCAACGACGCCAGAATTTATAGGCATTATCAGTGACCCCGTCTTCACCGCCGGAGTCCACCGCCATTGCCATCAGTCGCATTTGTTGAGAAGGATCGGAGGCCAGCGGCCAGCTTTTATGAAAAACATCCGTCAGCAGGACATCCCAGTCTTCCGGATAGCTGGCCGGATCAATTCGCTGGCTCTCACCGTCGCTGTCACCGCGCAATGACTGCGTGATGTTGTAACGATCAATAATCCAGCGTTCGCCACGGCTGCCATAGCCCGTTACCTGAACCACAAAACGGCGATGACGTCCCGCCTGCACATCCACTGTCGCCACAAGGAAATTAACGCCATCCGGCACACTGCTGGAAGGAACTGGCTCTGCCCGCTGCTCAAGCAGTTCACTTTTTCGTTGCTCCATGCTGGCGCGGGGAAGATAAGGTAATCCCCAGTCGGTATTGATAACCGTCTTGAGTGTTTCTTCACTTCCGGTTGTCTCGTATTCCTGTTCTGCAGTAAGCAGTTTGTAAACGAGTTGCGAGAGTGTCTGGTAAGCAGCTGCCGGACCCTCCATCCAGAATGACGCAATACGTGAGCGTCGGGGATCACCATAACGACTACCATCCGCATTGATGGATTCACCATCCCGCAACCAGACCCCACGTCCGTTCAGCTCACGTTTTTGTTCAGGCATAATCCGTCCTGAACAGGAAGGACACTGAATATAAGCCGCCTCACTTGCCAGCACGGGATCGGCAATATCACGGAAACCAGCAACCACATCGCCGCAGGGCTGAAAATACTCACCACAGTGTGGACAGGGCCAGTACCAGCGACGGCGATCGCCACGGTTATAGAGCGACAGTATCCCCGTGGTTGGTGGAGCCTCATGCGGTGAAGTCCGTCGCCATTTCACATCCTTCACATCCCTGCCGGGGGAACTCTCCACCAGCGTCATACCACTGGACATAAATGTGGTGGTACGTTTTGAGGCAAGAGAGAAGGCATCCCCCTCGCCATCAATATCTTCCGGAAAACGGTCATAATCCGTCAGCGCCACGCATTTATAATCTGATGAGGACATGATATTGACTGACGGCCAGCCGATTTTCAGGTAGTTGCCAGCAAGGAATGTTCTGTCATAAACGTTGTTGTCATTTTTGTTCGGACTCAGGCGACTGACCACTTCCGGGCTGACGCGAAACGTTCTGGCGAGTCGTTTTTTGGAGTGTTCGCGGGCTTTTTCCTCCGTCATCTGAATGATCAGCATATCCGCAGGATCGCAAATCACGTTGTAAATCACCCAGCCGTCAATCAGGCCGATAGTCTTGCCGGTTCGTGCCGGGCCAACAAATATCACTGCGTCGTATTCACGCGAGGCCAGGCAGTTCATCGGCTCAATAACATACGGTGCCACCAGCGGATCCCACGGGACTGAGTTCCCGGCCCCCATGGGCACCCGCATATACTGAGCAACGGCATCAGCAACCCGCATTCGTCTCGGTGCGCGAAGGATATAACCTGAATCGGTTCGTGCTGCCTTTGCGGTTTCCTGATTCAGCATTACTCCTCCTGCTGTAATTCCTCCTCATCATCCGCACCTGCTTCGGTCACCCGCAGGGCTATCTGATCGCGCAGATCATCAATAATGGACTGAACACGGCTCACAGCGGCAGGCTGCAGACCACAGTCACGTTCCAGAATATCCGGTAATGTCTCCAGCACCTGCACGACCGCTTTTGCCCAGATGGCAAACTCCCGTCTGACATCACTGGCCGGAATGAGTTGTGCCGTTTCCTGTTCGAACTTAAGACGCTCACGTTCAGACTGATACCAGGCTTTGCGTTCATGTGGATCCATTTCGCCCTCAGCAACCGGCGGTGGTAACCCCATAAATTCAGTCAGAATATCGGTCAACCGGTATAGCTTGAGTTTGTCATGTCCACCAGCGGGACGAATGTTTTTCAGTCTTGCCACGACAGTCTGGCGGTGCAGACCAGATAAAGCCGCCAGTTGATTAATATTCAGCACCAGGTTTTTCAACTCATGATCCATATTTCCTCCGGAGAGCTTTAAACATGCATCGTGCGAACAACTTTAAGAAAACGCGTTCGATGTCGAACAAAAAACACTCAATTCGACATACAAAAAACAAATAACCATTAATAATCAATAAGATGCAAAGATGATGGTGGCCGATAAAAATGCAAAAACTAGCCTTTTTCCGCGACGCTCCCGCCCCGTGGCAGGCCACCCCACCGGGAGGAGCCGTCAGCCTGAAAGCCATGACGAACGTCTGATACAGCCCTTGCATGAATGGCATCGGGATAATCCAGAAAGGAATAGCATCGACCCACAAGAATCTGTGTGAGTGTCCTGTTTCTTCCACCCCCGCACAGGACTGGCGAGCATGAGGGACAAACCCGCGAATCATTAGCGCGGTAAAAACCCGGTGTGCATCGTTTTTGATTATTCCCGCACACTCGCGCAGAAGGAGTTCCCCGTCGGGCTACGGTCATGGTTAATGCGGGAATACAGCGACGATACAGCGCATGATGTGTCAGGCTTGAATACCTTTATCCGTTAAAAGGGATATCAGTTAAGTTATCCCGTGTAGGGTATAAGCCATTATCAAAGCCACTCTGTAGGGAGTGGCTTTTGTAATGGCAATAAAAAAGCCCCGCGAATGCGAGGCTAAATCCAGGTATTTTTAATGACTGGCTCTTATCTCAACGCAGCCCCTTACCGCGCGCCAGATGCTCAATATCAAGCATCAGCAATGAGATGTTTAACCATGATTCACTCCAGAAGTGAGCACCACCCTGTCTACAGAGCCAGATGTGAAGGATGATGAGTAAAATTATCGCTATCATCGAAGGCATTGCGTCCTGATGTATTCCTGAAGCGTTCTCAGTGCTGTTTGGTCGCGGATAATTCCGTCCCGGATACCGAGAACGTTTCGTCCAGCAACTGGAGAGAGTTCGACGGTGGCATCATTGCCCATGCCGGAGGCGCTGGAGGTTTCGTCTGAGGATGGCACAGGGCATTTTCCTTTGACGAACACCCGACCACCATTATCAAGCTTGCGCCGAAGAGCATCATTTTTAGCTTTCGCATCAGCTAACTCCTTCGTGTATTTAGCATCGAGTGCATCAGCAGCACGCTGGCGCTGCTGCATGTCAGTAATGGTGGCGGTCGCCTGCTTCAGCTCACTGACTTTTTTATCACGCTGTTCTTTATAGGCGATGGCGTTATCACGGTAATGATTAACCGCCCATGACTGGCAGACGATGATGCAGATAACCAGAGCGGAGATAATCGCGGTTACTCTGCTCATTGTTGCCCCCACAAACAGACTTCACGCTCAATCTCGCGGCGAGTCATCAGCCCTTTCCATTGCTTACCGCCAGCGTATGTCCAGCGCCGTAGCTGATCACATGCGCCTTTGATATCACCCTGGTTTATTTTGCGAAGAAGCGTCGATGTTCTGAAATTACCAGCGCCCACGTTGTAAACGAACGAGTAAAGAGCGCCGCGCGTTGTTTCCGGTATATCGACTTTGATGTACGGGTTAATTTGTCTGGCGACCGTGGCAAGGTCTTTATTCAGGAGGGCTTTGCATTCTGCTTCGGTATACGTTTTACCGGGAATGATGTCTTTTCCGGTGTGTCCGTGACATACAGTCCATACGCCAACGATATCTTCGTATGGTATGTAGCTGACACCTTCCAGGCCATCGTCACCACTCGGACCAGTGATGAGCACAGACGCTATGGCAGCAGCCCCACCACCAATAGCAGCAGCAACAGCCTTGCGTAATGATGGCGACATTATTCACCTCTCGCAGCCTTACGCTTATCTTCTTTAATCTTGAAATAAAGGTTTGTCAGATACGTCAGCAAGCCAAACACCAAGCTACCCAATACGCCTATTGCCACCCACTGGGATGGGGAGACTTTGTCCAGCAACTGCAGTAGCCAGTATCCCGTCCCCACCGCTGACGTGGTGTATGACACACCTGTTGTTATTTTTTCCATCTGGTACATACCCCGTCTCCCGTTATCCGGAAGCTGACAACAATAAAAAGCCACCAGTTAATTCCTGATGGCCCTGATGCATAAACGTCATAATACCTGACTGTTATGATTGACAATAATGATAATGTTTATATAGAAAGGTTCCCGATGTGTGTTACATATCATTTCTCCACGGGGAATATCCCCACGCCAGCGCAGACTCTTTTACCCGTTCTCTTCTGCGCTGGCTCTTTTTTATTATGCTGCTGCATTTACCTCTGGCACCATGCTTTCTATCTCAACACAATACGTGGTACTTCTTGTAACCAATATCATAACGATTAATCGACATAGAATTTCTCCCGTGTACAGGAACAGAGTTAAAAAGCCGGAACCGGAATCAAATCACAGGATGACCATCTGCCAGTGGCAGGTCATAAAAAAAAGGCCGCGCCATGCGCAGCCAGAACTCACAAGGAAAATGATAGAAGGAAATAACATTAGTGATGTACGCATGGCGCCTCCCGCTAAGTTCTGCAATGATCAAACAGAACTCGCTACGTGCCCTTAAAACTCGATCATTTAGCCCCTCCAAGGAGGATTCACCATGCGGTTGATTTTTTAATAAACAGTAAACAAAAAAGTCAAGAATTATTCATTCTGTTCTTTCATCATCGGCCACAGCAATACCACAATGCCGCAGACCAGAGCGCCATCAGTCAGTACCAACATTATCCTGCTGGTGAAATCCATCATCACCATCA